CGCCACCGCACCAGTGCCAACCGCCAATGAGCCAACCGCCGCAGTCAGCGTAGTGGCAGCCACGACACGGCCTGTAGTATCCATTGCCAGCGCAGCGCCTTTAGTAATCGCCGCACCCGCTTCGCAGGTCATGGTACCTAATACGCCTAGCTCTAAGGCCTCGCCTATCGCCGCCGCGTGTTTTGAAATACCGTAAATTTTGGCATTGGCAGCGGTAATTTGCGCACCATTAAAATCCACACCACGGTAAGCCGCAACGATACTCGTTGCGACCGTTGATAAATCTAAAATTGAAATGCGTTGTTGTCCCATTATTGGCCTCCTACGGCTTTAACAGCAGTTAAGTAATCACAATCATTCGCTTCTGAATATGAAAGTGCTTTATTATGAATCTCTAAGGCTTCAGTATTTACCGTAAAGCCGCGCGGTACATCGTAAGCCCCAGCCCCGGCCTGACCATGCGCATCACCAGCCGCTTTAGCATGCTCACCAAAATTAACCTGTGGTGCCGCTGCTGCCAGCGTGGCTTTTAACGCCTCCACTAAGGGCTGCTTGGCATCGCCTTCACCAAAGCTCACCGCTTCAGCTGGGGCGCTCACATAATTCAATGCAGCAACCACAGCATCTTTGTGTGCAGGCAACAACTGGCCAGACTTCACCAAGCCCTCAGCAAAGCTTAAGTGTTCCGCATGCGCAGCATCGTGGCGTGTTTTGGTTTGGGCTTCGGCAAAATCGGCCTGTTGTTTCTTTAATACCGCGTTCTCAGCTTCTAAAGTTGCCAGACGCGCTTTATCCTCTACCGACATAATGTCTCCTAGTAGTGTCTCGTTAAAAATGGGGTTTGTTACTGCTTCGCCCTCAAGGCGGTCTTTGATAATTTCTTCTGTTGCAGCGTTTTCAATGCTGGAGATTTCCCAATCAGATAGCACGCGGTCTGCCACTTCAATGCCTTTTTCGGCAATAAACCACTCACGAATATTGCGAAACAGCTTCGCAATATAGCGGTCGTCGTAGCCGTTAAAATCAGCCGAATCAATACTCAGCTCGTTAAACTCAATCACGCCTTCATCAGCCGCATTAAATGCTGCATCACGCATACCCTTAATGGCAGGGGCTTGCGCACCTAAAAAGCCAATATGCTTCAGGTAATAAATGCCAGGCACGGGATTAGACGGAGAATCTGGGGTATAAAATGAAGCCGACATTTTTTTAAAAGTGCCAGCATTGACCATTTCAGCAAAATCGGTATTAACTTGATGTGGGCTAGCCTCAAGGCTGCCACTGCTAAACTGCAAGCTTTTTACCCAGCCAAATGCAGGACCATCCACTTGCGGATGACCCACAACTAGCGGCGCTTCTTTAGTTTTAGGATTATAAGCACGGGCTGTAGCGGCTAAATCAGCCTCAGAAAAACTTAATACAGCGCCATTGGCAGCAGTATGCTTACCCGGCTTAAAGATTTGTAGTGTGGTGGTTGTTTTCATGTTGCCATTATGCAATGGCAAATGACGGCATGTAAGGCGGAAAGGCTTCCGTCACAGGGGGTAAGAATCTATTTAAAGACTAACAGAAATTTAAGGCTGGTGTAAATGGTTTAAGAATATAGAGAATATGTCAGCCACTAAAATCAACCAGACCAAGCAAGCTGCCAATACCGTTAAACCCGCGTTAATTCTTCACGCACTGCCATAACTATTTAAACTAAACCCTTTTTAGCCTAAATTATTTTAAACGCGGCTAAATGGCATTAAAATGCGTTTTGATTTTTAGGTAATAATGTTGCGTAAATAATGGCTGACAATACTCATTACCGCCTCTTCGGCAGAATCAGTAAGATTGCCTTGCTTGTCGATAGGTAAAAATGGGCGAGCAGGGATCGTTGATTTATGTCCACGTCCAGCTTTTCCGCCAAATTGATGTATTGCGCCATACTTAATATGCCCACCTACGCCTACGCTTACTGAGTTTGAATCATGTTCACTGATGATAGATGCCGATAACCCACCTGCGGTACGCTGTAATATCATGCCGGGCCATGTACCATGCTTAGACCGCTGCTTAATAGTGCTTGGGGCAAGCCCCATCCAGTGTGGACGACCTTGGTTAACAAAATTATCTTCAGTTTCAGCAATAAGCTCCAAGCCAATGGCACGCATGACAGGTGACATATTTTGTACTGCATTGCCAATATCACGCAAAGCATTTTGTACACGGTCAGATTGCACTTCAATGGTGAACATTTGCTTTTTCTCTCATATAGGGTTTTAATAGCGTTATCTGGCAACAGATACTCATCGCGTAACCACGGAGCCAACTCCTCATATCCATAGGTGCGCGGGGTACGGACAACAGGTTGGTAGTGTCCGCTTTCTACTACTTAATCTTTACGACTATACAGCAAGTAACCTCTACGCTGATCCTGAATATACGCTTCTACGCTAGTATAGCCATGCTTTTTAACATAAGCATCATCTACCTGAAAACTTGTTACGCCTACCCAGCCATCACGGCCTTCATCAAAGGCAGCATAGGCAGGCTGGTGTTGACCTTCTAGTACAAATTGTTTGATATAGCGACGGCGTAAAACAGCTTGGCCACTTTTTACAGGTTGCCAATATAGCCATATTTCATCAGGCTTTTTAATCGCTTCGGCAAGCAATGGCAAATAAATGGCTCGCTGATTTTTATCTACTTTCCAAGCGCCAGTTTTATCTCTAAACAAACTATCATTAATCGTCAGCGGCTCATCAGTCACATCAAAAAACGTAGTTGGCTTTGTCAATGTTGCATCAAATTCAGCAAGGAACGCAGCCACATAACGCTCTGCTGGCAAGCCTGACGCTAACAGCTTAGATACGGCAAATGCAGTAGGAGTAGGCAATGCTGGCAGCGGTTTAGCACTCGCTAGATTTCTGGGTAAAACACCACTTAATGGCTTGGGGGTGAAAGGGGCTTGCCATGCAGCACCTTTTGCTGGTGACCAGCCGTAATCAGCGGTAAATATGGTAGGTCTGCCATCAATGCCTGTAATTTTAAGCCCCTTAACCGTAATTGCTTTATCACCTAACCCTATTTGATGATCAACAATACGTCCCTCAGATGATTCAACAGTTAGCCCGTTGCGCTGCAAGCGATGTTCGGAAATTGGGTTAGCACGACAGCGGCAGTTATAGCCACAGGGCGGTTTAGCCACTGTGCTAAAAAATGCATCATTACCTTTAAACGTACGCCCATTCATCGCACCATGCGCGGGTCTGGTGCGCCTATCCATTACGGCTACCCATTGCCAATAGGGATGTGTATCTAAAGCCTCTTTCATTAAATCCATACGGGCATTCATAAAAGCAGATTGCAAGTTAGTTTGAATCACCGTTTTTACCCGAGCTGGGCTACCTAACTGCACCTGCTTAATTTCACCAGTATTGGTATCTACAACCTCTTGTTTACCCCACCAGCCCTTACGCTGCAATTCTGGAATTAACGCTTTTTTTGCCTCTGCTACAGATTGACCTTGCATAATATCGACAAGACTATTGCGAATATCCTGCAAAATATCCATACGCATGACTTTGGCAACGGTAAAGGTATGATTGTGTGCCTCAGCTTCTAACGCATCAAAATCCCAAGTTTTAGCCAGCCCTTTGCTTTTTAAAAAAGCAATGGCGGCTGTTGGCTGCATACCAAAAATAGCTTTAAGTGATGGGTCAATCTCAGCCATCTTTAAGCTCAGCTTCAGCAGATAATCTGCCCCATACTTTGGCCGCAAAAATCATTTGATACAGTTTTTCAACCAAGCCGGCATCATCCATGCTAGGGTAAGCTTCAGCCAACATGCCTAGGGCGGCGGCTTCATCGCCAGTTTCATCTATCATTGCAATGATGGGTTTAAGGATAGATTCCATTTGACCTTGCAAGCCGGAAATAGAAGCAATCGCCTCATCTAGTGTCGTCTGGTCATAAAAGTCATTACTAGCCGTTTCGGCAAAATCTGAATTGGTATTGATAGGAGGTGCTGGCGGTTTCGAGCCTGCATTACTGACCGCCGCCAATGGATCCACCTCCCAACCCTCGCCATAAGTCGCAGTAATATAATCAATCGTTGGTTTAAAGCCCAAGCTTTTAATATGTACATCACGCTCAGCATGGTCTTTCAAATCCTGTTGCGCTTCAATCTTGCGCCACACGCGTGGAATACCCGCGCCTGGCATATTAAATTCAACAATCCACTTCACCAGTGTTTGCTGTAAAGTGCCAGTCAATAAATCAGCATCAGCCCTAGCTAACTCAAGGCGAATATCGTTATGCGTATCGCTCTGTGAGCTGCCTAATCCCGTCGCTTTAGCCGTGGTGGTCATAGTTTCACCCAGTACCGCCACACTAATCTGCTCGTCCATATAGCGGCAAAGGTTCTCGTAAAAGTCACCAGAGCCACCGCGTGAAGATTCAAGCATCTCAATGATCGCGCCTTGCGGCATGACAACGCAAGCCTCTTGCCCAATGCCAGAAACCGCATTAAAGAACTTGGTCTGTTCGGTATCTATAGTGCCGTCTGGGTATTTACCCACCAGCGTTGGGCTGCCGAATTTATCGGCATACGTTAACCAAAAAGTAATATTTTGGCGTTTAAAAAACGTTGGCCAATATAACTTAGCCCCAATGCCCAAACCATACGGGCTGCCATCTTTAGCGCCCGCGCTATGCACAATAAACTTACGCGCGGGTAAATCTTCCCCCGTGATTAAATTTTGTATCGTCAATAATTTGGGCGCATAATTTTCATCAAACACAAAGCGCCGCTGATTCCGTGGAATCACTTTTTCTACATAAATCTGGCTACCGTCGGTATTCCAAATCACCTCACCAATGGCAAAGCCTTTTAATATTGCATCCAGTAAATCCAGCGTTAACTTATCAAAGTTAATGGCATTCAACTGCGCCTTTACCAGCTCGGCGGCTTTTCTATCACGCAGCGAATTACTGGCGGGTGCCACATCCCACGGAAAACTCACCACCGCCATTTTACGTTTATTGATGACAGCAAAGGCAAAGGCATCACGCTCAATATCATCATAAATCGCCAAGCCCTTACCCATGCCACGGGTTGCCAAGGTGTCATCATGATTACGCAACAAGCCCATAAACATGGGCTGTAGATAATTGCGTGCGGCGCTGGCTATTTCCTGATTCAGTTTTTTGTCCATACCTTACCCCATAAATCCTGTTAAATTTCTGCCGCTGCTCACACGGCGCTGCCCGCTGCCGCGAATCTCGGTTGAGCCGATACTGCTGACTGCTGCCATCCAAAGCATATGCAAAGCATCTGGGCCATCATCATGATCAGCCTTAGGAAAGTGTCTTAGCTGCTCGATGAGTGTTTTTTGTGAGGCATGAATCTTGATTAAGCCATTGGCAATATGCGGCTGCAAGGTTTCAATACGCAATAGTTTATCGGTCGTTGGCATGACCGCCCGCGCTGGCACAGGGATGCCGCGTGCAGCACTGCGCTTAATCAGCTCAGTTCTAAAAAACTCCTGAAACTGCACACTCTCAACTACCCATAAGGCACAGTGATACTCGCTATGCAGGCTAATCACATCTTCAATAATTCTATCTGGCAGCCGTTTTTTAATATCCGCCCGCACCACATACAACACGCCTGTTTTAGCGTCAAAGCCGCCAATCAACAAAGCTGAAGGGTCACGGCTGGCACCTTGTTTACCCAGGCTTGGGTCAACCGCGCCAAAATAGCGCAAACCTGCTGGCAAAGTCCCCCAATAGGCTTGATCTAAAATATTAGCAAAGGGCGCGTCGTCACCGCTTACTGGGTCATTCTGTTGCTCACTATCAAACGCGGCGCGGCCATCGCGGGCACGCTTAATCATGAGTGTATAAAATGGCTGACCCGATGGCCAACAGACAATAGCGCCTTCATTCATGGCGCTACTACGCATCTCATAAAAAGCTAGCGCAGCGTCTTCACCCTCATTGAGTAGGGTAGCTTCCCAATCATCCCACAAGCTTAAATTATGCGGCCATTCAATGACCGCCTTAAAGCGTCGGCTGTGCCATAGCGGGTTATTGAGTAGTCTTGAAAGCAATGAGTCATAATGCAGAATAGTGCCAATGATAATCACATCCATACTGTCATCGGCTGCACCTAGGCTAAGTACGGTTTTCTTTAGCCAGCTCTCCAGCTTATCGCGCTGGTCAGGGCTACGCACGTTCTCGTCATTCTCTAGGTCATCACCAATCACTAAATCTGGCCGATGGGGGCCATGACGCAAACCGCGCATGCGCTTACCAGAACCAAAGGCCTGTATTTTTGCATCGTTAGCCGTCGTAATAGTACCAACCTGCCATACGCGGCCTTTGCCAGCACTTTCAGGAAAATCCATTGCCAGCCTAGGGTTAAATTCAAGCTCGGCTTTAATCGCCTCAAGCATAATAGAAGCCTGCTCTAAGGCATCCATAATAATCAGTGGATAATGCTTGCGGTTAGTCACCACGCACCAAATGATAAAAATCTGACTCACTAAAGTAGATTTAGCATTACCGCGCGGCGCGGCAATGGCTTCATGATCACCCTTTTTATTATCCACAATTTCAGGCAGGCGCTTGTACAAATAATCATGCAGCACCGCGTTATCATGCTTAATATAATGCGGAAAATACGTGCGCGCAAAAAATTCATAATCCTGCATCGCCAGCGCACGGCGCTCGGTAATCGCTTTGCCATCGCTGGCAAACCCTTCACACTCAGCTTCAATCTGGCGTTGAAATGACTGCGCCAGCGCGGCAATTTTCTTTAAAAATTCATTACTTTTCATTTAGCTTAGAGACTCACTCAAATGCTGGCCAAACGGCTCAAGTATTTCAATAAAAGCCGCGCCATGCTGCGGGTAATGCGCCCCCACAAATTCAGCAAGCAGCTTGATCACATCCATCCCTAGCGCTAGTTTATTGACCTCTGGTGAGAACTTTCTGGCAATCGCCATCACCTTACTAAAACCATCCGACAGCTTCACAATGGCATCCGCCCGGGCAATGGGTGAAATTAACGCCCCGTCTTTATTGTCTTTAAGCTCGGCAATGCCGATTTTAAAAGTCAAAATAAATTCTTCTAGCACGGTCTGCATAATGGCTTCTGTGCCTTCAGCAGACATCAGCTTAGCCGCGCGGGCTTTATCCCAATCATCACCTTCAGCCTTAGCCTCACGCTTCCAGCGCTTAACCGTGGCTAAAGAAATCGCCGC